ACCGATATAGTCAAAGCTGTAGTCCAGCGTGACGTAATCGCCATCAGTGCCGACATCGCCCAAGATTGTCACAGCGCCGTTGCTGGCAACTGAAACGAACTTGGAACCCATGACACGGTAGCAAACGCCGTTGTAGTTTATGCCACCGCGATCAATGCCAGGGCCAGTGCCGTTACCGACAATGCCTTCAGCGGGTCGCAGATAACCATTATTGATTCCAGTTGCCTTTGGCACAGGCACAAGGTTCACCGGATAAGACGTTCTAAAGTCTGGCCCGTTGTCCGTATAGATGCCATTAATGATTGGAATCTGTGTCATGGATATATGTTATTCCAGCAGAATATAGCCGCCATCTTCAAGAGTCAGGAAGTCACCATTCTCTAGAAGAAGCGCACCAAGGACAGGGCCACCGTCTACGTTGAAATAACGCAAGCGATTCCGAAGGCGCGTTAGCAAAAACATTAGAAGCCTTCGCCTGGAATGATGTGGAGCGAACCACCGCCAGCAGGGGCAATGTATGCGATCCGGTCATAATCCATAAACTTGCTGATGCTCACCTGACCGTTTGGCGGAACAAGATAGTCAGCAGTCGTTGCAGCTAGACCAGCGCCAGTGCCGATGCGGACAAAGCACTCAACCGAATTACGGCTGGTGATGCAAAGCGATGTCGTGTTCCTGCGGATAACAGAGTTTGCGCTTGTGTTTCCAGGAGAGACTAGAATAGCTTCTCCATAAGCGGGTGCAAATGTTTCAATATCATTCATAGCTCAATTCCTTTACCACTTAATCTTGTCCGACCAGAAGGCCGCGCTCATTTTGCCCTTAGCTATATTCTTTGCGTGTCTAGCCTTGAATGATGCGCGGCGCTTCTTGTTAGATTCGCTTTCGCCCTTGCTGGCAGGAGAACCCATAACGCCCTGTTGCCCAAAACGGATTGTCCTGATCTTATCGCCTTCTTTGGCGACCACAACGTGCGACTTCTTCGGATGCGATGGTGTGCGCTTTGGTTTGTTATAACCAGCGACACCAGCACGAGTAAGGCGCGAATCCTTTTTCACTTGGACAACTTACTTCTTTTTCTTCTTGGCTTTGGTCATGGTCATTGACTTACCAGCCTTAGCAACGGCCTTTTTCGCCATTCCCATACCCTTTGAGCCATAGCTCATCTTTCCGCTACCCATTTTCATATCAATTCTCCAATTAGAAAGTTACATGAAGCTTGAATGCTTCAAGCCGCATGAGGTTATTCGCAGTCGCTGGCTTTACCGTGATTGCAAATGTCTGATCCTGTGTAGCATCGACGTTCAGGAACACGTTCGCACCAGTCGATAGGCCATGACCTACAGCAGTTGCCGAGTTGCTGACAACTTGCGAGCTACCACGATTGCACATTAGCTTCTGAACGCACGCGCTGGTGTTGTTCGCCGCAGCAGCAGCCAAGAGAACACCGCCGCCATATGTCATGCCCAATGTTTTAACTGTAGCGTTATTGGTCAACGTAAACAGAGCGTCAATCTCCATACCGCCACCAACGCCCATCGACCAGCCAGGGACTGTGACGGATGCTAAAGTAATTTCGGTGTTAGCTACAGCAACTACGGCAACGCCGTACCAAACGAGAGCAGTTTGTGTGCCAGACTGCGTACCGCTGGTGGTGACTGCTGCGCCGCCTGCTGATGTGGACACGGTGAAGGTGTTAGCTGAAAGCACTTCCTTGACATAGTATGTAGTGTTGATAGCCAATCCGGTAGGCAATGCACCAGTAGTGGTAAAGCGGATCGTGTCGTTTACCGACAGGCCATGTGCTGTCCAAGTTATAACGCCAGGTGCAGCGATGGTAATCGTTACGGTCGAATCAATGTAAGGTAGGTCGATAGTTACCTCCTTAGTATCTGTATCAGCGTCCAGCACTTCATAAAAGCCAGTGGATGCCGTTCCACCCGTCCAAGTGATATAAAGGTCAGAGCCTTGCGATACTGCATTGGTGAGGCCATGAACGCCAGCACTTACCAGCTTTACGTCACCTGCATCATCGTCATAGGTAAGCGTTACAAAGGTAGCTGCTGGCTCAACAAGGCTAACAGGCTCAAGGCTTCCGATTGTCAATGGCGGGAAGTCACGCAGCGTTGGTTGAGCGCCTACATCATATTGTGCAGTTGATTGAATGCCGCTGACGATACGCACAGTGCGATCAACAGGATAAGGGCCAAATGTTTCTGCGCTGTTAGTAAGAGACGCAATTTCGGTGTAGGATTCATAGCTTGCTGGGCCAATTGGCTCAAGCGATACAGTTGTGGCATCGTTACCTACATTCCCAATGCTGATATATTGACCAGCAGGAACAAGGACGTCTGTAATAGTCTGAGTAAGACCTGGTTGAATAATCATTTCAAAGTTCCCCTAACGAATTAGAATTAGCCCACGAACCAGCTAGTGCCATTGCTGAACACTGGAACTTGGTTTGAACCACCACCAGCAGCGGCAGCGTTGAAGGTTGTTGTGTTGCAGTTTGTGATGAACGCACGCGCACCAGCATTGCCAACAGCATTAGGCAACTGGTCAAAGCGCACAGGCGTTGTCTGCACCGACGAACAGGTGACAGCGCCAAAGTTTACCTGAATGTATTCAATAAGCGTTGTGACAGAGCAACGACGAGCGTCACCTTGGTTGGTTACGAACAGCGGTAACTGATCTCCACCATGAACCTGTGTTACGGTTGGAAGCTGATTAATTGTAGGCATGGTTTAACTCCATTCAAAAGGGCCATCAGGCCCAGCATCTAAAGGATCATAAGGAATCTGGACGAAAGGATTATCCCAGCGCCAAGGCTTGTTGCCCTGACCTAATGGCATTGTTGATGGAAGTTGTTGTTCAAGCGGGAATGTAGCGCGTTGCAGCAATACATTGTAAGCGCCCTTAGCCGATACCTTAGTGTCAGGAGATACGGCCTTGCCGTAGCCAGGGGCAATCCGAATGGCTAGGTTGGTGATGATAGCTTCCCATGCGCTGTCAGGCACATTGGTTTCTGTATCTAGGTCGCTGTCTTGTGGGCTGCTTGGCATTGCGTAGCCAAGACGTATGCCAGCAGCGTTCCATTCAGCCATCATGGAATCTAAACGGCGCAAAGCGGCCTCTAGCTGTTCAGGCTGAAGGTCAAAGACGTAATCTGCCAAGCCTATTTCTTCAAAGGCTGACGTTACGAACTGGCGCTTTGTGTAACCCATTTAAACCTCCAAGTTCAATGCGCTGCCTTATATCAGAAAATAACGCATTAAACGAATAACTATTTCTTCTTCGCCTTAACTGGCTTTGCAGTCTTTGCAGATGCAATGAAGGCAGCTTTTGTCGGCGCACCCTTGCTGCCAACTTTCCGCATACGCTCTGGTGTTTTGCCAGCAGCCTTCTGAGCCTTGATGCGCTTACGCTTCGCATTGATATTTGCATACAGGCCCATCTTCATTTCTTTGCCTTCCGCTTAGGAGCCTTCGATGGCTTGCCTGCTTTCATTGCGGCTTCGCGTGCTACATTGAGCGCAATGGCGATGGCTTGCTTTTTAGGGCGACCAGCCTTTTCTTCCATCTTGATATTCTTGCCGATGCTTGAACGGCTGAAACCTTTTTTCAATGGCATTGGTTCGCTCCTACAAGAAAGAGGGGGAAGCCGAAGCTTCCCCCATCCCTATTACGTTTGGTTGAAAAGCAGGATGCCTGCCATTTCTGGGTTCGTCATTACCACACCATACAGTGTGTCCAGCGTGTAAAGCGTCTGGAAGGTCAGTGGATCGAACTTCTTGGTCATGACCAATTCGATACCCTGATCTGTAGCAGCACGAAGAACGTCAACGCCAGCGCCATCTGGAACAGCATAACGACCTGGGAGGAGTTCAATCGAATCCTTGCGCCAGAATGGGTTGATGTTCGAAGCTGCAATGTTCAAGAAGTTGATTGCAGCAGTTGCCGAAGTCGATGCAACCTCAACGTTCTGATACTGAAGTTCAGCATCAGTTGGAGTCAAGTTAGCGCCGATGATTGGCGGACTGATAACCATCGAAGTACCATCAACAATTTCGATAACGCGGAAGGTCTTCAACTGACCTGTGCTGCGCTTCGTGATGTGATGAACGGCTTCGATACCATCGATCGTGAACGCATCGCCAGCAAGAACGCCAGTTGTCGAGGAGACAGTGACAGTCTGATAGCGGTTGTCTACGTTAAGAACGCCACCAACGTTGGTAACAGTTGCCTTTGGAACGTAACGAACCTGAGCGCCGTTGGTTGCAATCGTGCGCGAAGCCGAGTTCGCATTACAACGGTTAGCGTAATCAAGCTTGTAGGTTTCAAAGCCAGCTACTGGGCCAACATACGAACGCTCATAAGCGTTTGCAGACTTGTTGCCAGTGAACGAACGAGTTGCGATCGCCAAGTTACCAGCCATGCCGTTGTAATCGCGGCTCGACAAAGCGAGGTAACGATCTTCAGCCATAACGCCCTGCTCGTTCATGATGCTGTCGCAAAGTGCGATGTCATCATAATCGCCAGCAGCAGTTGCTACGTCAACAACAAGCGTACCCTGAGCAGCAGCCAAATCCATAACGGAAAGGTTGATGTCCGAAGCAAGCTTTTGCTTTGCAGCAGCGCCCAAACGATCTTCTTGCAATGCGTCACGAAGTTCCAAAGCATTCATTTCCCATGCCGAGCAAGGGCTGAAGCCCAAGGTCGAA